GATTGTTAGCAAGAGTAGACTGGAAGCCATTTTTATTCAACGCGGTTATGGGCTAACTGATAGTACAACGAAGATAGCCAAAGACAAGGAGGTGTTTTTAGAAATGAGCGGAGTGGTTGATTATAATGATACCTGGAGTATAGATAGAGTAAACAAAACTTTTACAAGTACCCGTGTTACTTACAAAGCATGGGCAGTTAGTGGAAGGAATGCTAGCTTTATCACTAAGGGTGGTGACTGTGGTTCTCCATGGTTAGTTCATAATGGATCAGGCTACTTTATTGCTGGTTTGCATGTTGCCGGTCTACAGGAACAGGCTGCTTGTGTACCCATTACTAAAGAATTTCTAGACAGCCTGACACTAGTATCTGTTGAACCTTCAACACCCAAACTTTCATCTGCGTCAGCACCTATGACTGTACAAGCCCTACATTTTAAAAGTCCCTTTAGATATATTATGTCTGGATGTGCCACAGTATATGGATCTCTATTACCTATGAAGCGTACTTCTGGTAAGTCTAACGTAACTGAATCCAAGTTGGCACCCTTAGCACGAGCTGAGGGGTACACAACCAACCTCACAGCACCCATGCTGAAAGGGTGGTTACCCTGGCGAAATGCTATAAAGGAACTTGTAAACCCTGTCACTGATTTTAAAATGAGTTTGTTACAGAAAGTTCGTGGAGAATTTACTAAGGAAATTCTCCGTGATCTACCTACTAATCAACTCAAAGAACTTAAAGTCTATGATATGTTCACTGCTGTAAATGGTGCAAATGGAGTACGATTTGTTGATAAAATGAATCGTAACACATCCATGGGCCATCCATGGCGAAAAAGTAAAAAACATTATATGTCTGCTGTTCCACCTACTGAAACTTGTTCAGATCCTATGGAATTTACGCCTGAGATATATGAACGAGTAGAGGAGTGTCTCCAATCGTATCGTAAAAATACACGTTATTCTCCAGTATTTGCTGGTTCACTTAAAGATGAACCACGAGCTCAAGTTAAAGCTCTTACTGGTCAAACACGTATGTTTTGTGCGTCACCTGCTGATTGGAACATTGTGGTGAGAATGCATTTTCTTTCTTTTATTCGTGTCCTCCAAAATAACCGTTTTGTTTTCGAGAGTGGACCAGGTACAATAGCCCAATCTAAAGAATGGCATGATATTCGTGAATATCTTACCACCTTTGGTTGTGATCGAATGATTGCAGGAGATTACAAAGCTTTTGATAAGCGAATGCCCCCAGCTTTTATTCTTGAAGCTTTTGAACTGATCCGCGATGTTTGTGAACAAAGTGGAAATTTCACAAAAGAGGATTTAGATGTAATTAGATGTGTCGCGTATGACACAGCCTATCCCATTGTGGATGTTAATGGGGATTTAGTCCAGTTCTACGGATCTAATCCATCTGGACACCCATTAACAGTTATTATCAATGGTATAGTTAACTGTCTTTATGTGCGATATGCATATGCTGAACTCAGTGGCAAGAACACCGCTGCTGATTTTAAACAGCATGTTAAGTTGATGACTTATGG